GAATAAAGGTGGAGCATGATGCCGATAACCTGGAAATTATATGTAGAGATTGCGAGTGGGACATAGACCACGATCTACTTGTGGATGCTAAGATAATAGGTTATGTTGAGCATAATCCGGAATTTGATTACGAAGTTTTACATTAATAGGAGGTAACAATGGACGAAAATACTTTATTAGATTCAGAGTTTGACGATACTGAGGAGGAGGACTTTCAAATACTACAAGAAGTGCGAAGTATATTTAAGGAGCAAGGCATAGATGATACTTGAAACGGCATTAATGTGTATGGCAGTTAACCTATATCACGAGGCAGGGAATCAATCCATGATAGGACAGATGGCAGTAGGTCAGGTAGTTCTTAATCGTGTGGCTGATGATAGATTTCCTAATACAGTTTGTGAGGTAGTGAAACAGGCAGTAACATATAAGAACTCAAACAAACCTGTTCGTTGGAAGTGTCAGTTCACATGGTATTGTGATGGCAAGAAAGACGAACCTAACTTTGAGAGTAGAACGTGGCGACTAGCTTTAGATCATGCTTCTATTCTTATCACCAAGAGGATAGTGCTTGATATTACGGAAGGAGCAACACACTATCACGCAACCTATGTTCGTCCTGCATGGGCAAAGACTAAGACTAGGACAACACGAATCGACAGACATATATTTTATAGATGGGAGAAGTGATATGACAGATATGTTTTTAGGAATGTTTGCTTTAGTTTTCGTAGAGCACAACAAAGAATTTATTAATCAAGCGATAGAGAACAAGAAGAATGGATATGTTTGGGAGTTATCGCCTGGTAACGTGAGTAAAGATGCTCTTGCTATTGCGTTTGAGGGTAATGGTAAGAAGCATATAATATGGCGACAGAAGAAACCAATGGAGGTACGAGTACCTTTACCTAAGCCTAAGGAGATGGATTGATGGGGTATACTTCTTTGCTAATACTTTATGTAATTGTGGTTTTATGTGTATGGGGAATGAAAGATGACTATAAAAACTTTTAATGATCTTGTCACTTACTACAGAACTACACCACAGTTCCTAGCTCTCAGGCTGAGGACTCAGAGAGATTACGATTACTGTATTGATAGGTCTGTGGTGACTGTTGTTAAGGCAAACAAGACACTAGGGGAGGTTAGGCTAGATAAGATTACTGTCTCAGAGTGCAAGGTAGCCTACCAACAATGGTTGAAACGTGGGGTTAGGACTGCTAACCTAACCTCCACAACTGTATCTATACTCTTGAATACGGCAGTAGAGCTAGGGTTGATGGCTAATAACCCAATGAAGTTTGTAACCAAGATGCAGACTAAACCTCGCAAGGTTATGTGGACAGTAGATCAGGTCAGGCTCTTCTGCGATACTGCCTACTCTAATTATGAGTGGAGGAGTATAGGTCTTATAGTTCAGATGGCATACTCTTTTGCTCAGAGGATTGGCGATATGCGTTCTCTCAAATGGGAGAACATAAACTTTGAGGAACGTAGGTTAGATTTAGAGCAGTCTAAGAAGAGAGCAGAAGTACATATACCTATCCTGATAAATATGTACAGAATGTTGGAGCAACAACACAAAGACTTTGGCTTTCAAGAATATGTAGCACCACACCCCTACCCTAGAAACGGAGGGTACAGTATCTATGCTGATGTGGATATAGGTAGAATGGTCAACAGGGTAAAGGAGGAGGCAGGACTACCCAAAGAATTAACGGCTATGGATATGCGAAGGACAGCTATAACTGAGATGGTTGAGGCAGGGGTAGACACCACTCAGATCATGGCAGTATCAGGACACAACAGTCCTAACTCAATGCGTCCTTACATTAGGCATACCTACAAATCGGCAGCAAGTGCCTTAGATAAGAGGGAGGAGAATAAAAATGGTACACACACCTACTAACGACTTCATAAGAAACCTTAACATAAAAGAGGGAGAGACACTTACAATGGACTGTCCTATATGTAATGGGGTCAAGAAGTTTACGGCTACGAATAAAGAAGGGTTGGTGCTTTACAACTGCTACAGAAATAGTTGTGACGTTAAGGGAGCAACCATAACAAATATGTTAGCTGAGACTGTAAAGAATAAGATACAAGGGAAGGAGGAGAAGGTAGAACAAAAGAAGTTTGAGATGCCTGAGTATATAACAGATGGTAACAATTCTTACGTGCAGAGATTTATAAGGAGGTGGGATTTAAATATAAACTTAATGTATGATGTAAAGAATAAGAGGGCAGTCTTCCCTATATATAAGAATGGGAGGATGATAGATGCGATAGGCAGGGCATTGTATAATGCACAACCTAAGTGGTACAAGTATGGGGGGATGGCTAAGTATTATTCTTATTGTATTAACCCAAGCAAGAGTGTGTCTGTCGTGGTTGAGGATGTTGTGTCAGCTACTGTGGTTGGTGAAAATTTAATAGGAGTAACCGGAGTAGCATTACTAGGTACGAGTCTGTTGAAGGAGCACAAAGAATATCTAGATACTTTTGACAAAGTTATCGTGGCTCTTGATCCTGATGCACTTGGTAAGACTATTGAGTACACTAAAGAGTTGAAGAGTTACTGTGATCCTTCAGAAGTTTATGGACTTCACATTGAAGATGATTTAAAATACAAACGACAAAAAGATTTTGATAAGTTAAAGGAGATGATAGATGGTTAAGTATTGTATAGATTGTGGGGTAGAATTAGAGGTCAATAAAAATTGGTCAGAATCACATATGAAGAGTTGTCAGTACATATGTAAGAGTTGTTATAGTAAACACAATGCTCGACATAATCCTACAAATAATCCTAATAGAATGTACGTTAATGGTAAACACGTTTCTAAGAAGCACCCACTATATAAGCCTGGAAGATATAAAACTTTTAATGATGCTGCATTTTCTTCTTTAGTTAATTACGTTTTATCTACAGAAGGGGAGGTGTATGTTATTAAGAATCCTGCTTGGGAGAATTGGTATAAGATAGGTAAAGCTATTGAGTCTACGGATAGATGTAACGGCTATCAAACATCTAGTCCTCACAGGGATTACGAGTTAGTTACCTACAAAAAGTTTAAGCATAGAGGTGTAGCAGAAAAGATGGCACACTCGTTGGCTGAGAGCCTAAGCCGTAAGAGAGCTAACGAATGGTTTTACATAGAGAACTTAGGCAGGGAAGACTTTGACAAGATGTTAGGTCTTATTGATGGATTAATAGAGGAGAAGATACAGAATGATAGAACTAGCATTAATTAGAAGCCTTATGCAGAAAGACTTTTATGACGAGCATAAGGGTAGCAAGTGTCCTGACAGACTATTTAGTAAGGACGTAAGGAAGATCAAGGGTACTCTTGACGAGGCTATGCGTAAGCACGAGAGGAACTTATCTCTTACAGAGCTACAAGCATTGTTCCTCTCAGACAATGGCACTATGACCTCAGCCAACAAAACTTCCTACGAGGTATTGTTTAATAAGCTATCTAAGGAAGAACCAATGAACAACGAGATAGCTAAGGAGGTATTGTCTAAGTTGTTTCAGCAGATGGTAGGAGAGGACATAGCTAATCTTGGTTTCGACTATGTGAATGGAACTAAAAATAATCTTGAGCCTTTGAGAAACATACTTGATAATTACCAAGACGATTTCACTCCTAGCTTTCGCTTTGAGGGTGACGACATTAGCTTTAACACTTTGGTTGACCACTTGAATGTTAAGTACCAATGGAAGTTTAACATACCTTCTCTTGCTAGGCGAGTCGAGGGGTTGAGTGGTGGACACTTTGTTATAGTGGGAGCTAGACCCAATACAGGTAAGACATCCTTCCATGCTAGTATCATAGCTTCAGAGGGTGGCTTTATAGATCAGGGTGCTAGGTGTGTGGTGCTCTGTAATGAGGAAGCCTACAAGCGTGTTGGCTTGAGGTATCTGTACTGCAAATCTAATATGTCTAGCGATCAGGTGTTAGAGAACAGGAAGTTAGCTCTTGAGAGGTACGAGCCTGTCAGACAACTGTTGTCCATTAAGGATTCTACGGATAAGAGAATGGATTACGTTGAGCAGTTGGCTAAAAGTGTTAACCCTGACGTTATTGTGCTTGATATGGGCGACAAGTTTGCAAGTATGGGGTCAGAGAGATCAGACATTTATCTCAAGGAGGCGGCAATTCATGCGAGAAACATTGCAAAGAAGTACAACTGTGTTATAATATGGATGTCTCAACTATCAGCAGAGGCAGAAGGGAAGATAAACGTGAATCAATCCATGCTTGAGGGCAGTAAAACAGGTAAGGCGGCAGAAGCAGATTTGATGTTATTACTTAGTAAGAACCCTGACATTGAGGGTCAGGACAGTAACGATCCCCAACGTCACATCAGACTAGCCAAGAACAAACTAACAGGATGGCATGGAACAGTTCATGTCGAGCTAGATGTTGAAACAGGGAGGTACACAGCATGAGTGAGTGGACTTACGTTAGAACAAACAGTAAGGGTAAGCCTATATTTAGAAGAGAAACTAATGAAGCAAAGGAATATGTAGATAGTTTTTTAGAAGAAAGAAATATTCCTCACTCTTATTCTGAAAAGCCTTGCATGTATTGGATAACAAATAGTGAGGGCAGAGACTATGCCTACTTCTATACAACAGGTAGGTGGTACAAGAGGGTGAATAGAGGATACCCAAAGATGCACTACCACAGTAAGGGCATAGAGGACTTTTGTACTAGGTTTCTAAATAAATTTGTAGGGCAACCATTTGAGAAGAAGGAACAAAATGAAAATAATACTTGATGTAGAAAACACCACGACTAAACGAGATGGCAAGTTACACCTTGATCCCTTTGAGCCTGACAATTCTTTGACACTCGTTGGTGTGCTCGATTGGTTGGAGTATGATAGTGAGATATTTGTGTTCGATCATAAAGAGAAACGAATAACGGATGACGATAGCAAAGAGAGACTACAAAGAGTTCTTGACAACACCACATTACTCATTGGTCACAACCTACAGTACGATCTTCAATGGCTTTGGGCATGTGGATTTGAGTATCAAGGTCAGATATTTGACACTATGCTAGGAGAATACATACTCCAACGTGGTCAAAAGCAGTCGGTTAGCCTGGAAAACTGTGCGTTACGCTACGATCTTGACATGAAGAAGTCTGATACCTTAAAGGATTACTTCAAACGAGGCTTTCAGACAGATGAAATACCTCTTGACGAGCTATCGGAGTACCTTCATCAGGATTTAGTGGTTACTAAGTCTCTTTATTGGAAACTTATGGAGGAATATGACAAGCCTGAGGCTAAATCTTTGATAAATGTGAGGGATATTACCAACAATGTGTGCAAAACTTTGACTAGAATGTACATGAATGGCTTTAAGATAGACAAAGATGCCCTCCAAGAGGTTAGAAAAGACTTTGAGGAGGAGTTAGTAGGCATAGAGAAGCGTTTACAGGAGCAAGTCAAGAACTTAATGGGTGATACACCTATAAATTTGAACTCTCCTGAGCAGGTTAGCCAAGTAATTTACTCAAGGATACTCTGCGACAAGAAGAAATGGGCAGTAGCTTTCGATACTGTGGATGGAAAAGAAGAGTTTAAACAGGCTGTCAAGGACAATAGTGGTATGATGGTCAAGACTAAGGCTAGTGTGTGTCAAACATGCAACGGAAAAGGCAGAGTTTTCAAGACGAAGAAGGATGGACAGCCTTTTGCCAAGCCGACTAGGTGTCCTGAGTGTGATACAAGAGGGTACAAGCTGACAAAACTACGGCACATGGCAGGTCTTGGCTTCTTTCCTCCATCAAAGGAGTGGGTAAGTGCCAATGGTTTCTCTACAAGCAAGGGTAATCTAGAAAATCTTATTAATATAGCCAAGACTAAGGGTATGACTACGGCTGAAACATTCCTGACAGACCTAAAAAGACAGAGTGCTGTGTCTAGTTATCTCTCAGCCTTTGTTGAGGGCATAGGACACTACACTAAAGAGGATGGTTTCCTCCATGTGACCCTGACTCAGCACGTTACAGCTACAGGTAGGTTCAGTGGACGTAATCCTAACATGCAAAATATGCCTAGAGGTGGTACGTTTCCTGTTAAGAAGGTGTTTGTATCTCGTTGGAACAATGGAAAGATACTTGAGGCTGACTTCGCACAGCTAGAATTTAGGGTGGCTGCACTTTTGTCGCAGGATAAAGTTGCAATGGAGGAAGTGTCTACCGGATTTGATGTTCACTCCTACACGGCACAGATCATCTCTGAGGCAGGACAACCGACTTCGAGACAAGAAGCTAAGGCACACACCTTTGCACCTCTCTACGGAGCTACAGGGTATGGTAGAACGAAAGCTGAGGCTGAATATTATACCCACTTCTTAGATAAGTATAAAGGCATAGCTAAGTGGCATAAGAAACTAGGTGATGAAGCCATTAATCTAGGACGAATAAAGATACCATCAGGTAGGCAGTATGCTTTCCCTGATGTGGAGAGAAGGGCAAGTGGAACTCCAACCCACTTTACCATGATAAAGAACTATCCTGTTCAAGGTTTTGCTACAGGTGATATAGTTCCTATTGTATTGTTGGAGATAGAGAAGCGTCTTGACTCTAACAGACTACACAGTTTACTAGTAAATACAGTACATGATTCTGTGGTGTTGGACATACATCCTGCTGAGGAGAAGAGTGTTCTAGGCATAATACAAGAAGTTAACAATGAATT